CATCAAGAATAGGTAAATCCTTTGCAATTTTGGTCTTTGTAGCCTTATTCATAGCGGATAATTCCTCTGTTGTATACTTCTCTAATAAAGGAACTAACTCGGCTAATTCAGCTTCCTGCGAAGCAATATCAAGGTCTGTAACATCTCCTACAAGACCGAATAGGTATTCTCTCATTTCTGCCGGCTTCTGATTAAGAAATGCGTTCACATTACTGCACATCTTAAATACGTTCATATCAACATCAAGATATGTGTTGAAATCCTTTAATGTCTTAGGTACATCATTGATAAAGTACTTGTTATCGTCCTTATAACTGCTGCCATCTTTGCTGTAAGTACGCTTCTGTACTTTCTTCATAGTTACTTCTTTTCCGTCAACATCAAGTATAAGCTCAACACTTGTATCCATATCATCAACTGATACTCCGTTAATTTCTCTTCTGACAACCGGATTATCCTTTAATTCATAGTCACAGTTAAATAAGCACCACAGATAAGCTGTTGCAATAGTTGACTTACCTTTGCCATTCTTAGCCGTAATCTTTGTAATG